CGCACATGCACGTAGTTCCACAATGACATAAACAATCGCACTTTATACACTTTGTCATTTTTTGAATTTCTTTATTGCGATGTCGGAAATCTTGAGACCGAACGAACTAGCTATGGAAGCCATTAAGGCCCAGATATACCACTCAGGAAGATTGTTCAAAGTAGAAAAACCTTCTTGAAGTTTCTCTATCCACTCTGGTTTGCCAAAGAATATAGCACCAAATACGATTAAAAGAGGGAGTGAAAGGATGACCGTGAACCATTCATCACGCCAAGAATTCTGCATATTCTTTTGTGAAGCGATAGCGAAATCAATTTCGCCTTGAGCCATCTTTCTAATGTGAGTTTGCTCCGCTTCCGCCATAAGCTTTTTAGTTTCAGTACGAGTCTTGATAACATCGACTGCTCCTTTAGCTACGGTGCCGAGCAAACTCCAAATCATGTGTGATTAAATATATTGAGCAGCTATCCAACCGATCGCTAGACCGATTACAAGCCATTTTTTCTTTGGATGTTTATCCCAAAGATCCTTAATCCATTTTTTCATTAGAATACCCCCTTGAATGGTTTCTTTTTTACCTGAACTGCTTTTTGTCCCTGAGTATTGGACTTTGCAGGGTCAGCCGGCTTTGTTTTTAAAGGAACATTACCGTCTGGTGTTAACTTCATTGGTGTGGACTGTGTTAGTTTCATGGCGGTTAGTGTATTGTATAATTTCCATTAATCAAGCTATAATCTGGAAATTTCGCAAGCCTTTCAATCGCTTTTTTTGTGTCTCTGTGCCCTAATTGACTGGTCATAACACGTTTTCCTACACCTAACAAAGCGCTAGAAATAGTAATACTGTCATATCCTTGCATCACCATCAAAGAAACTATTCTTTCAACATCTTGAATAACCATTTCGATAAGTTCTTCATCTACGGCTTGGTTATTTTCGTTTTTTGGATTTTTTTCGTTTTTTGACATTGCGTTTACCAGCCTCATTGAGAGCTATTGCGATTGCTTGCTTCTGAGGGCGACCTTCCTTCTTTAATTTCTTTATATTACCACTAATTGTCTTCTGACTACTACCTTTTTTTAGTGGCATTTTTGGTCGCATCCTTTTTTCTCTTAGTAATGTGGCCACCTTTACTTGCGTATCGAGGAACTGCGGTACCACCCTTTAATACTTGGGCTATTTCAGCACGAATTTGATTAGCATCAACGCCTTTTTTCTTCGATAGTAGCTTCATGATTGCTTTTCTCTGCTCAGCAGTGAGTTTTTTAGGCATTCGGGCCACGGTTTGCTCCTCTCGCTTTTGCCATAGTGGTCTGTGCTCTTAAATCTGCAATATCTTGCTGTGTTTGAACACGTTTATCAGTCTGTTCTTCTTGAGATTTGATTCTTTCACGATCAATTTCAAACTTTTCCTCTTGTTCTTTCTGTCTCAACTGTTGATCATTGAGCTTTAAGAGTAAATCTTGTTGTTTTAGGTCAATTAGTGGATCTGTGTCACCTGTTTTCTCTAAATATTCTTGCTCTTCAGCGACTGCGTCGTTTGTCATTGATGCAATTACTTCTGAAATCTCTTTTTCGTTCTGTGCTTGGAACTGTTGTAGTAGTTCTGGTGGTATTTGACCGCCAAATTGTTGTGCTTGCTCTTGGATAGCAGGAGCATTTTTCGCTTCTACTTGTTCTCTTGCCATTAATGCCATGTGCTCTGACACGTGTGCTTGTAATGCTGTTAACACAGGTAAGTTATTTTTAATCAAAAAGGAACTCATGAAAGCTCTATGTGCATCAATGTGTGCCTGATGATTCTGCCCCGGGAATACCTGCATTGGTTGACCTGTTAAGCTCGCCGCATTTTCTATACCCGGATCTTTAGGGGTGGGCTCCTGTGGTGGGGGTAGTATTAATTCAATATTTTGCACACCCAACGCTTCATACATTCTTCTGTATGCTTCATATAAATTATGAATTTGTGGATTAGATTGTGCTAATTGTAATTCTGTTTGTGCCAACGTAATACGTTGTGCCATCGAAAAGATGTTAGGATCTGATACAGGAATGACATCAACTCTATCGTCGAAGTCTTGCATCTTAATCATACGATTACCGCCAGCTACATTGTACGGATATTCTGGTGGTAGATACTCTGCAAATACTCTTGCTAGTATTTTAAACTCTTTTTTCTGTGCGTGATGTAATCTCTTTTGAATAGCAGACATGACTCTGGCACCACGTTCCATGATTGCCATGGTGGTACCGACAGGGTTGGCTTGTGAACCTTCTCCTAATTTTTGATCCGCTATTGCTGCAAATCGTGTTCCTGCTTCCACACAAAATCCCAGTAACTGCATGAGCACTTGATCAGGACCTTTATATGGTAGAGGTAGTAATCCTTCTCTAAGACTTCCACCCGGTGCGTCAACATCTCTAAACTCACCCGGTTTTAGGGGAGAGTCATCATCACGAATCCGTAGCCCTCTTGCCTTAAAGCCGGCAGGCAAGTTTGAAAGTGTACCAGCATCTAGTAATTGTCGTAGGGCTGCCGTGGCAGTTCTAGATAGACCGCCAATCATATGTATCAATCCAAAGCCATAGAATCCTAAACCCGGTAAGAATTTGTAGTGAACAAAGTATTCTACTTTTCTCTTTAACGGATCATCTTCTCTGTAGTTTCTTCTGATTGATAAAACCTCTGAGGAGTTCTCATCGATTGTAATTGTATAGGGCAACATAATGCCGGTAGGCTCACCATCCATGCCTTTGTCTTCAAAACCTTGAATATCACATATCACATGGAACTCTATGAGATTGAAAATATCGTCATCATTTTCTTCAGGGTGTGTCCCTTCAAGGTCGTTGTATTTTTGTTGAATTTGATCTTGTTCTTCTTGTCCTGCTTTTAAAGATATATCGCGGTAGAAACCCATGACTTGTTTCTTGCGTAAATCGTTAGCTGTGACACGCACGCGTTGACCAATCATCTCTGCTGTTTCAAGATCCGTGGTCTCATACGGAATGACTAAATCTTCTGCGGGCACGAAACGCGATACCGCTCTTCCGAGAGAACCGTCGTAGTAAACTTTTTTAAAGGTCGATCCTGCGAGGGGTAGATGAAATAACATCTGATCCATCTCTTGATCATACTCTTCCATGGTGTTGGTAATTTCATAGTTCATGAAATCTTTGACACGTTCGGCTTGTGCCATCACATCCGGTGTTTGATCACCGACTACTTGTGTATGTACGGGACCACCCGCGGGTAACATTTCTTTATACGCATGTGCTTGAAACTGTGTGACGGATTCGGCGAGTAAAGGGTGAGTCACGCCACTCGCACCTTGGAACGGTTGAGAGCGTTCGTTGTACTTAAATCCTAAAAGATCTAATCCTTTGACATAGCCATCTTCCCAATCTTTACGAGAGTCTTTGGCATTTTCATAATCACCGAGTAACTTGTTGGATATACGCTGGAGTTCGGACTCATCAACGGCTTCCGCTAGATTGTCGTAGAAATCTACTTCCGGTGCTTCTTCTTCAGGATTAATGATTGCAGAACCATCGTCCATCATTTCGACTGTTGATTCTTGTTCCGTGGTTCCCGGACCAAGGACCTCGGTAATATCCTTCTCTTCGATATCTAGTTCGCCTGCTTCGCCTGTGATTCTTTTGTCAATTGCCATTATTTAAATGTCTCCTTAATTTTTTCTACATCAAGTAATAACGCTTCCTCTTCGGGAGACATTAATGTACCCATACCCATTTCCGTAGGGATTGCTAAATCTAACAATGGACCACCAAAAGCATTCTTTGCCGCTGCGGATAACAATGCTGTTAGTCCTGCCCCTTTGGCTAAAGTTGGATACACAGAAGAGAGTCGTTTTACAAATTCAAAGCTCTTCGCTTTACTAGGATTGTTTCCAAATATTTTATTTAAATCTTTTTGTTCTGCTTTTAATACTTGATTAAATTTTACTTTTTCTCCGCCGGGATCTGCTCCTCGAAAACCGATTCCCGTTGCTGCATCTTCAACAGCAGAGATACTGGCTTTTCCTGCACCGCCAACAGTCGTAAATTCTTTAATTCCTTTTTGTTCTGCAAGATTAAGTAGCTTTGCAAAATTTTCATCACTGCGAAGTTCAAAAGGTTTAATCTTTAGAGCTCTCGCTGCTTCGCTGATTGAACCAATTTTATCTCCTATCTTGACTCCATACTTACCTAATGCTTTCACATCAGCTGCTTCCGCCGTTTTGATAAATCCTAAATCTTTTAAAAAATTTCTATAGGCTAAAGGATCATCTGTCATTCTCACAGTTGCTTTTTTCACGGACCCTGTTGCGCGTTCCGAGGCAGGAGTGTTCTTCCATACTTCTTCAAACATCTCGTACAACGGATCACCGCCATCGGATAAGGATACAATTCCGCCATCGGCTGCTTTTCTTGGTGACATCAGATTAAAAAGTTCACCTTCATATTCTCTAATCTTATCCAAATCTGGATTGTCTGACATTCTTTCCGCTTCTAATAAATTCATCAATGTTCCAATTCGATCATCTCGAGCCATCATTACACCTTCAGGCATCATTGATTTAATTTTTTCTAAGTCCTGATTACTTGGAATGCCTTTAATACCCTCGTTCATTTTTTTCGCATCGGGCATCATTGATTTAATTTTTTCTAAGTCCTGATTACTTGGAATGCCTTTTATCCCCTGTGAGGTTGTGTTTTGTAAAGCTCGAGAGAGCATATCCATAAATATATTGTCCGTAGCCATTAGATTTTTATAACATTAATAATATCGATTTTCATCATTAAAAACATCTTCTTGAGGAGGGTCATCATAATCATCCTCGAGAGTCACAAAGTTACCTTGTCTGAATCGCATCACTGCTTGAGTGGTGCTATCCACAAGATCGTCATGATCACCATACGGGAAAGCTGCACATTCTTCAATAACTTCTTCTGCCCACTTTTCGTCAGGCGCATAGACTTTTCCTGCTTCAAAAATAGGTGCGACAGAATTTACACGGACCATCTTATCGTTTCCTCTACTTGGTGTAAATTTCACAACAGGGATACCTAGGGTGCGCAATTCGTCAGTTAGGGGTTGCCCTGATGCTTTTTGTTCGATGATAATAGTTTCTGGCTCCCAGTATTTATATTCTTCTAAGGCTATTCTTTTTAACTCTGGAAAATCCCAACGTCCCTTTTTGGCAGCCATCAATATTAAGTGGGGGCCTTTATTAGGGGGGTAGAACACACCCCATGTGGTAATCGCAGAAAAGTCTGCCGTTTCTTTTTTACTAAATGCTGTATCATAACTTTGTATGATGTGAACAAGATCGGGTTTTTCTTCGTGTTCCCATACTTGCCACCACTCCCTTTTGATAATGGAACCTTCTTCGGCAGTGGGGTTTTGTTGCCACTGTGCATTCCATTTACCAATAGACAGAGATGCCTTTACTGCTTCGAGTTCCTCGAGCTTCCAATACTGAGGCCAGACAGGTTTGTTTGTGGGTAGTATAGCAGGGAACTCAATGACTTCCCATTTATCACCTTTGACATCTTTTGCCTGAGCATCAATTAATTTACCTGTAAGATCTTTTGTATTCCAACGCGTCATGACACAAACAATAGCGGCACCCGGTTGTAAACGCTGACGAGGACCAGAGGTGTACCATTCATAGGCAGAGTCCATCGCGGTCTCGGATAACGCATCTTGTTCGGAGTGAGGATCGTCAATGATTAATAGATCAGCACCACGACCTGTAATAGCGCCGCCGATACCCGCAGCGTAGTATTCACCACCATGATTCGTTTCCCAACGACCGGCAGCTTTAGAATCTGATTTAATTCGCACATCATGAAAGACCGTACGATAGTCTTCTGTGTCAATAAGGTTTTTCATCTTACGACCAAACCTCACAGCGAGTTCTCCAGTGTGTGTGGTTTGAATGACCTTGAGTTTCGGATTACGGCCCACCATCCACGCGGGAAAGAGATACGAAGCAAACTCTGACTTTGTGTGTCGAGGTGGCATGTTTACAATTAATCTTTTAATTTCTCCACTAGCAATCCTTTCAAACTGCTTTGCGATTTTTATGTGGTGGGGTCCTTCAACAAACTCGGGCCATACAGTTTTTACGAACGGGATAAATTGTTTCTCCGCTTTGTTTAGCTTGTCTAGTTGGAGTTTGATTAGCTCTTCTTGTAGTTCTGCTTCGGTTTTATATGCCATAAGTATTTTGCGCCTATTGTATATCTAAAACTTGCACCTTGCCTGTGCGACAAAATGTCACACCCCATATTTAGGGGGTCGGGGGTCGTCGATACACTATATGTTGCGTTGTCCATGCTCCAAGGTACCCTAGGCGCCAGCCTGCGACAATATGTCACATTGACACTAGATCTTGTATCACGGAACACGGTAAGCATACTACATATATTGTCAAGACGCAATATGTCGCACCCTAGCTTTGAACCAAAAAAAACCCCGCGCCGTGAAGCGCGGGGCGTGAGATTATTTATTTATTTAACGGCGCCCGCATCACGGAGCAAGCCCTTAAAATCCGCGTAAACATAGCGCGGTTGTTTATGAAAGACACCGCGTAACGCGTCGTAAATCAAACCGCGGTTTTCTTGTTTGCGGTATCTTAAGAAGAGCTCCACGGCTGAAGCGCTAATGATCTTATCAACGGCAATTTTGCCGTTTAGATAAGCGCCCGCGTTTAATATTTTCACGGGCTGCGTTTTACTATTTTTGATCATGAGATAATCTTATATTAATGGGACAATTAATCAAATGTTTTCTGAAAGTTTAGCACGGACAACGGACAAGGGGGCGGGGC